GCCATGCCAGCCTGACACCCCCATGATTGCGCTGATAATGATTCGGTCAATCATTTTTTCATGTTCCTAATCCAAATAGTAAAGCTGTTAATGGTGTCTTGCCCAAACCCTTGCATTTTTTCTATTTTTTTTGCCACTTCCTCAAGCGTTTGATTTCTTACGAGGGTTGTGTAAGGGTCAATGTCTCGGGCTGGACAAGTTCTGCCTTGGTTGCAGTTATGGTTGCAAGGTGGGCAACTCATATCAACTCCCGCTGAACAGGTACAAATCGCCATTCACGTTCTGCCCTACCTGACTTGGACATAGTTTTATTGCCTGTTAACTCAATAAAACCCATTTTTTCCAATTCAGGCAAGCGCCGAGCCACTTGGTTGCCATCAAGCCCTATTGCCGCAGCGATGCCATCTTTGCCCATATCGCCATTTTTAAGTGCCTCCACAATGGCTTTATGGTGTTTGCTTGCCAAATCTTTAACTTGGTCAGCCGCCTCAAATGAGGTTATTGGGTCTGTTGCCCTGACCCTAGGAAATTTAAGGTCAGGAAACCAAATTTTGCCAAGAAGTCCCATGATTAAAACGGCATATCATCATCAGAGGGAAACCCTTTGGGTTCGTATGGCTTGGGGTCGTTTAAGTACGCCCAACCATCCCAACCGTTTTCCTTTAAGGGGATTACATCCAGCTTGAGCATTTCACCATTGCGGGTGTCAATAATGCTGCCAATGCGCTGATAGCGGTTTTTGGTTTGACCCTCTTTATTGGTGTACTGACCCACAATTGCGGTGATTTCTTTTTTGATTTTGGACATTATTTGCTTTCAATGATTTGGTTTAATTGTTGAACTTGGGATTCGACTTCAGCTAAGAATTTGACAATCTCAGCCTCAATTTCGGCAATGTAGGCATCATCCCGTTTCACACGGGTGACAAACAATTGCGCCTTGGCAGGCATTCGGGGGTCGAATACGGCGTAATCACAAAACTTTGTGCCAGTACACGCCATTTGGAATTGCATTTGGGTGAAGTACTTGCCAGGCACTTTCTTGGTCAGCAACGCCTCAATCATGGCGGCAGTATTTGGACATTTGATCTCGACCAAGCCATCATCCCCCACCAAGCCATCAGGCGAAGCGCCAGCCATCTCAATTGTTGGGTGAGGTACAAACCCCACTTCCTCAACCATTACGCCTTGTGCCGCCTCATAAGCCGCCCGTGCAAAGGGTTCTTGATCTGTCCCCCACTGCATTGCGGTATTGATATAGGACTCTGCCTTGGTTTGGGTCAGGCGTTCCACTACTAATTGCGCCATATAGTTTTCACGGCTGGCGCTGTAACCCGTCTTGGTCTTGGCAATTACATCTGCCACCCTACTAGCGGTGACCTTGCCTAATCGTTGTGTAAACCATTCCTCGGTGCGTTGTTCATCCATTTGTTTTCTCCTTTTTGGCTTTTGCAATACGGTCAGCCTTGGCTTTAATTACCTTGGCTTGCCATGCTTGGTCGCCATCACAGGCGGCGTAAGCGGCGGCGTAGGCGGTTTGTAATTCCTCTTTGTTGGCGCTGGCATCAATAGCGGCAATGTGGTCGGTCATCTGACCAACATCCACTTTGCTTTCTACTGGCGCACGGCGGCTGGCGCTGTTACCGTCATCATCCTCGGGCGCAAGGCCAGTGGCGGCAAGCAAGCTGTAACGTCTTGCATAAGTCAAAGCAGAGCCATAACCTTGGGGGTCTTGTTTGCTGGCAGGCACATGAAGTAACCCGCATTCCATAACTTCACCCGACTCATGGACAAAAATGGTTTCCACCATTACGCCATCTTTGGATTCATAGGTGCGTTGCATCAAGCCAATCCCGTTGTCGTTTAAAGCGCCTATGACAGCCTCAATGCAATTTGATAGGTCAGCATACTTGCTACGAAAATGCGGGTTTGTAGAGGTCTTTAAAGCAGGGCCAAACGCCTTTTGTGCTTTGACAAACGCTGCGGCAATTTGTTTGCCGATGGGTGGTTCTTTGGTTTCCATGATTATTCCGATTCCTTTGCAATTAATTCAATTTGGCATTGTTTCAATTCGTCTTTGATGTTTTCTAATTGGTAGATGTATTCCCGCAGGCGGGATTCCAGCAGCCCAACGTGATAGGCAAGGCGGTCTTGGGCGGGTTCGCCTGCGTACTGTCGTTCAGCAACGCTACGCATGGTTTCAATTATTTGGTCGGCGTTCATTTAGGGTCTCCACAAAAACAAGTCAAGGGCAACCACCACAAGGGCGGCAATGGATACAACCCAAAGGGCGACATTTGCCCAGTTGGTTGGTTTGGTGTACTTTTCAATTTCAAACATGGTTGTTCCTTTGTAGGGGCTTGCGCCCCGTTTAATTAAACTGTTTCTAATTGTTTTTGCACAAATTGCAAAATAGTTTGACCTTGTGGAGTTGAGGTAACTGGGCGGTATGTACGACCTTGATGCACAACACCCCATTCGTTATTTCGTTCTCTAACACTCCATGTATCTGTATCACTTGATACAACATATTCGGTAAATAACGGATTGGTTAATTGTTTAGCAATGTGTAAGTTGATGAATCTATTTGCTTTCATGATTTTCCTAAAAAGACCCCGTGCGAATTGCTAGGGCATGGGTGGAAGTATAAGCCAACTTATGTGCTTGTGGCAATTATTTTGTAGGGAGTTACCCTAATGTTGCTTTTTTGCAATAGCGTATAATCTAGCTTATGAATAAGAATAAGTTTATTGCATTGGCAGGGTCACAGCGTGAGCTTGCAAAGATATTGGGCATCAGCCAGGCGGCTGTGTCTCAATGGAAAACTGTGCCTCAACAGCGCATTTGGCAATTGATGATTTTGCAACCCGATTGGTTTTTAACAAAGGAGAAAGCATGAAAAAAGCACTTTTGGCAATTTGGTTTGCCGCCAGCACCACAATGGTTTGGGCAGCTTGCTCAACTCATACCTACTACCAAGATGGTCGGTATGTGACTTGCACCACTTGTTGTTATGGAAATAATTGCAATACATCTTGTTATTGATGTAACATTGTTCGAAACACGGATAGGTCTGAAGTCATGAGCAGACCGAAAAGCGAGCCTCCCCGCCTGCCGTTTGTTTCTTTCTTGGGAGGACAGCGAAGGAAAATTTATGCTTTTACAGCCCAAAAACTGGGTGCAATTTCAGCACTACAAAGACCGTTGCCCACCGTGGATAAAACTCCATAGGGATTTGCTAAATAATCGTGATTTCATGCGCTTGCCAATTGCTAGCAAGGCACTAGCGCCTATGCTTTGGTTGCTAGCAAGTGAAACTAAAAATGGCACTTTTGATGGTTCGTTGGATGAACTTGTCTTTCGCCTCCACATCACAGAAAAAGAATATCAAGATGGAATCAAGCCTTTGATTGATAAAGGCTTTTTTATTGTCGATAGCAAGGCGCTAGCAACAAGCAAGCAAACCGCTATCCCAGAGACAGAGACAGAGGGAGAGATAGAGGGAGAGATAGAGACAGAGTTATTCATTGAAACCGATAAATCGGTTGTCAACCCAAAGCGCATAAGTTGTCCAACAGAAGAACTTTTAAACCTTTACCACGAAGAATGCAAAAGCCTGCCACGGGTTTTGATGTTGAACGACACAAGGCGTAGGCACTTGGTCAGCCGTTGGCGGGATGTGGATGCCGAAGATGATTTGAAATCTAAAGATGAGGGAATTCAGATATTTCGGCAAATCTTTCAACAAGTCCATAAATCTGATTTTTTGTCAGGCAGAACACAAAACCGCAATGGTCGTGTGTGGAAAGCAAGTTTTGATTGGTTGATGATGCCAACCAATTTTCTGAAAGTGGTCGAAGGTCAATACGATAACGGGAGAAAATAATGTCATTTAAAGATAAATATTCCAGCAAACAAGATGATGGTTTTGATGATGTGCAACGTTTGATGTGCAGTGTGCAGGGTTGTCCAAAGCGCTGGTCAGTCCACATGGAGGGTCAGCGCCCAATGTGTAGCGAACACCAATGGTCGGGTAGCAAGCCAGCGGCAAAGCAAAATGTTGCCGCCTTGTTGACAAGCACTAAGCCTGTGAAGCATTGGCAAGATGACGAGGAGGCATTTTGAATGAGCTGGCACTATTTGCGGGAAGTGGCGGGGGAATCCTTGGAGGACATCTGCTTGGGTGGCGAACAGTTGCCGCCGTTGAAATCGAAGATTACCCACGCAGAGTTTTATTGCAACGGCAAGCTGACGGACGCTTACCTAGATTCCCTGTGTGGGACGACATTTGCACATTTGATGGATACCCCTGGCGAGGCAAAGTCGATGTCATCAGCGGGGGTTTTCCCTGTCA